GAACAAGACACGCTCTAGTAACATGGATAGAAGGACCAAAATGGAGATAAGAGGATAATAAGATGGCAACAAATGTACACTTTAGTCAACAAGTACAAACAGAACAAAATCTTGTAGAAGATTTAGTTGTTGAGTCCTTACGCATGTATGGACATAATTGTTATTATCTACCCAGAAAAATAGTAAATGAAGATACAATACTTGGAGATGCCGCTAACTCTAGTTTTGAAGATGCATATGAAGTAGAAATGTATCTTGAAAATATTGAAGGTTTTGAAGGTGAAGGTGATCTGTATTCTAAATTCGGAGTAGAAATTAGAGATACTGCTACTTTTGTTATATCAAGAAGAAGTTGGGAACGATTTGTTTCATTAGATGTCAACCTTGCTACAGGATTGAGACCTAATGAAGGTGATCTTATCTATTTTCCATTATCAAAAAGTTTATTTGAGATAAAATTTGTAGAACACGAAAATCCATTTTATCAAATGAATAAATTATTTGTCTTTAAAATGACTTGTGATTTATTTGAATACTCTGGTGAGAAATTTGATACAGAAGTTCCGGCTCTTGATACTGATTTAGAATTGGCACAAGCTCAATCAATAGAATTTACATTGAATGATAATAGTGATATGAGAGCATTTGTACAAGGTGAAACTATTTCACAACTTTTAACATCATCAATAATCGCTACAGGTGTTGTTTCATCATGGAGTGAAGGAACAAATAAATTAACAATATCTTCAATTAAGACAACAGACACAGGTGATCCAGCTACTTATACAAGTTTTATGACAACTGATGTAACTGAAGGACATATAGAAATGGAGGCTACTTCGGAAGGAGATAGAATAATTTTCCAAGGAACAGGACAAGAAGGATACCTTATTGATTTTGAATCAGGAACAGCTGGAATAGAATTCCCTTCAATGATAACAGATGGTACAACAGGTACAGATAATATAGCTCAAGAAACAGATGCAACAGCATTCTTATTGGAGTCAGGGACAAGTTCAGATTCATCATCTTTTGATACACTTATTCTTGAAGATAGTTTGATATCAAGACGAAGTATTGTTTCAATAGCTGCTGAAGAAACTCTACCATCAGATCCGGGAGCATTTAATCTTGATTTAGAAACAGATGCAGATGGAATCATAGATTTTTCTGAAGGTAATCCATTTGGAGAGGCTACATAATGTTTGGAGAACATTTTTATCACGAAACAATTAAACGAAGTGTATCAGTTTTTGGTACATTGTTTAATAATATTAATATTAAGAGAGCCGATGGTACTCTTATTAAAGTTCCATTAGCATATGGGCCTAGAGCTAAATGGATAGCAAGATTACAACAATCAGCTGATTTATCTCTAACAAGAACTGCTATTTCACTTCCTAGAATGGGATTTGAATTATCTTCAATAGAGTATGATTCTACTAGAAAATTAACTAAAAGAACTCAATTAAAGAAAGCAATACCTAGTAATCCAAATAATATGCAATACCAATACGCTCCTGCTCCATACAATTTAGGATTTGATTTGAGTGTATTAGTAAAAAATACAGATGATGGATTACAGATTATAGAACAGATAATGCCTTACTTCACACCTGATTATACAGTAACAATTAATACAGTACCAGATATGGCTGATAAAAGAGATATTCCTATAACATTAACAAGTGTATCTCAAACTGATGAATACGAAGGTGATTTTACAACAAGACAAGTATTAAGATATGATTTATCTTTTGTTATGAAAAATTACATCTATGGTCCTGTTAGAGATTCAGATATTATTAGAACAGTTAAAACTAGAACTTATATAGAACAAGGTGCCGGTGAAATAACAAATACTGATACAGCAGGTAAAGTTGTTGAACAAATAGTTATGCCAAACCCTAGTGATGCAGATCCAGATGGTACATATACATATAATGAAACAACAGATTTCTTTGAACAACCTACAGTTACTTATTCAGACGATAAATCCAGCGATCCTAAATAGTCATAAATACTTATTATGAGTAAAGTCGATCAAAAATTAAATGAACTTCTTGATATTCAAGGAGAAATTGTTGAAGTAGAAAAAAATCTTCCTACTTTATCTAAAAGTAACCATTCTAAAACGGAAGAACAAACTTCCGACTACAAGTATAGTCGGGAAGTGTTTTACGGTCTTGTAGAACGCGGTCAGGACGCAATAGAGGGCATTCTAGACATCGCTAGAGAGTCAGAACACCCTAGAGTATATGAAGTAGCAGGACAACTAATCAAAACAGTAGGTGAAACAACTGAAAAATTAATTGACTTACAAGCTAAAATGAAAGAACTGGATCATGATGATTCTGGTCCTAAAAAAGTACAAAATCAATTATTTGTTGGTTCATCAACAGAATTACAAAGACTATTAAAAGACCATGGCGCATCAAAATAAAGGCTATCTCGGAAACATAAATGTTAAAAGAGCTGGTGTTGAATCTGAGTGGACAGAAGAACAAATACTAGAATACAAGAAATGTATGGGAAGTCCTATACATTTTATAGAGAATTATGTAAAAATCATATCTCTTGATGAAGGATTAGTACCTTTTAAACTTTATGGTTATCAAGAAGAACTAGTAGAACACTTTGACGAGAATCGTTTTAGTGTTGTTTTAGCGTGTAGACAATCAGGTAAATCAATTACAACTTGTGCGTTTCTTCTTTGGTATTTACTATTTCAACCAGAACAAACTATAGCTATATTAGCAAACAAAGGTTCTATAGCAAGAGAAATGTTGGCCAGAATAACTACAATGTTAGAACATATACCCTTTTTCTTACAACCAGGTACAAAAGTATTGAACAGAGGGTCAATAGAGTTTGAAAATGATAGTAGAATAATTGCATCAGCTACTGGAGCTAACTCAATTCGTGGGTTATCAGTAAACTTATTGTATCTTGATGAGTTTGCATTTGTAGAAAATGCAGAACAGTTTTATACATCAACATATCCTGTTATTACATCAGGTGGAAAATCTAAAGTTATCATAACATCTACAGCTAATGGTATAGGTAATATGTATCATAAATTATATGAAGGAGCTGTACAAGAAAAAAACGAATACAAAGATTTTAGAGTTAATTGGTATGATGTTCCTGGTAGAGATGAAGAATGGAAGGCTACAACAATAGCTAATACTTCTGAATTACAATTTGAACAAGAATTTGGTAATTCATTTTTAGGTACAGGTAATACTCTAATTAGTGCGAATACATTACTTGGATTACAACATCATGCGCCTATATGGTCTAAACAAAATGTATATCTATATGAACAACCCAAAAATGGACACGATTATGTAATGACTGTAGATACAGCTAAGGGACGAGGACAAGATTATTCAACATTTAGTATATTCGATTTATCAGAAAAACCATTTAGACAAGTAGGCATTTATAGAGATAATATGATCTCTCCATTACTATTCCCTGATATTATTCATAGATTCGCTAAAATGTATAATGAAGCATTAGTTGTTATAGAGAACAATGATCAAGGACAGATAGTATGCAATCAACTCTTTTATGATATAGAATATGAGAATGTATTCACCACATCTTCTGTTAAATCATCAGGAATTGGCGTTACAATGACTAAAAAGACTAAACAGATAGGGTGTTCTACATTAAAAGAGTTAATGGAAGAAAACAAATTACAAGTAATAGACAAATTTACAATAAACGAACTAGTAACCTTTGTATCAAAAGGTTCGTCATGGGAAGCTGATGGTGGTAATCATGATGATTTAGTTATGAATTTAGTGCTATTTGCATGGTTTATAACAACACCATTCTTTCAGAGTTTAACAGATTTAGAATTGAAAAAGATGTTATATGATGAACAACAACAAATGATAGAAGATGAATTAACACCAGCTGGTATGTTTAATGCCAATTCAGATGAACCTGAGGTTTATATAGAAGGTGGAGATGTTTGGACTGTTGTTGAAGGTACGAAAGTTTACTAAATTATAAATACTAGTTAATGATAGAATTAATCTATCAGACTTTAAAATTTATTTTATATTTCGAAATATAAATTTAATAGGAGATAAAATTATGGCATTTCAAGTTTCGCCAGGAGTACTGGTTCAAGAAATAGATGCTACTAATGTTATACCTGCGGTTTCAAGTTCGACAGGAGCATATGTAGGACACTTTGGCTGGGGACCAGTCGAAGAGGTTCGTACTGTTACTTCTGGAAAAGGACTTGTAGACTTGTTTGGGGAACCAGATTCTACTGATATAATGGCTGAGCATTTTTACCCAGCTGCTATGTTTTTAGACTATGGTATAGATTTAAAAGTAGTTAGACCAGCAACCACAAATATGGTTAATGCAACAACAACTTCTGGACAAAGTTTATTAATAAAAAACTTGTCACATTATAGAGCGAACTATAATGACGGTTCAGCGGCTGTTGGTGAATATGGTGCTAGACACGCAGGAGCTTTAGGCAATAGCTTAAAGATTAACTCTTGTGGTGGAACAGCAGCTTATGCAGCAACCACTGTGACAACAACTAATGGAACTTCAGCTATAGGTGGTACTTCAATCGAAGTAACTCTAGGTGAGAAATTCATAGTTGGAGATATTATTACGGCTATTGGTTCTGATGTTGTTAGATACAAAGTATCTGCAATTACTTTTGATTCGGGTTCAACAGGCGCCGCAACGGTTACCATTGCACAAGAAGATGACTCTACTCAAGGATTAGGAGCTGCTGTAGCCAGTGGTGCTAATATATCCAGAGAGTGGGAATTTGCAAGACAATTTAATGGTGCACCTGGAACTTCAAGCTATACAGCTGGAAGATCAACAGCAGGTGTTACTGATGAATTGCATATTGTAGTCATTGATGAAGATGGTCTTATATCAGGAACTCCTGGAACTATTCTTGAAAAATTCGAGAATGTTTCAAAAGCTTCTGATGCAAAAGACGATTTTGGTGCAACTAACTATTATGTTACAGTTATTGAAAACACCAGTGAATACATTTACTGGTTAGATCATAGTTCTACCTGGACTTCAGCTGGTTCAGCTGCTTTGGGTGTTACTTTTGGTACTGGAACTTTACCTGAATTCCGTTCATTTACGAATGGTAATGATGGTAGACAACCAACTACTGGTCAAAGAATAACCGCATGGGATACATACTTTGGTAGTGCTGATAATCAAGATATTTCTTTGATGATATCAGGAAGCCCCCAATCCGATGACGGATCGGGCAATGCAGTTGTAACGAGAGCCGAAGCAACTTCATATTACAATCAATTAATGAACATCGCTCAAGACAGAAAAGATTGCGTCGTATTCTTTTCACCAATTAGGTCTGATGTTGTAGATACTGGAACTTCCGGTGCTACTAATGTCAAGGCTACAGGCGATACATTAAATAGTTCATCATATGCTATCATGGATAGTACATGGTTATACATTTACGACAGGTACAATGATAGATATATCTATGTACCAGCTAATGGCGCAATGGCTGGAATTTGTGCTAGAACCGATTATTCACATGACAGTTGGTATTCACCAGCTGGATTAAATCGTGGTCAGATTTTCGGTGTAACTAAATTGGCGTTCAATCCAACAAAGGCAGATAGAGATACACTTTATAGGTCTAGAATTAACCCAATCGTTACATTTCCAGGACAAGGTACAATGTTATTCGGAGATAAAACTCTAGTTGCTAATGACTCAAGTGCATTCAGTAGAATTAATGTTCGTAGATTGTTTATTACTTTAGAGAAAGCTATTTCTACAGCAGCTAAAAATCAGTTGTTTGAATTTAACGATTCATTCACAAGAGCTAATTTCAGAGCAGCAGTAGAGCCTTTCTTGAGACAAGTACAAGGTCGTAGAGGAATTTATGACTTTAAAGTTATTTGTGACGAATCAAATAACTCTGCAGGAGTAGTCGATGCACAACAATTCGTAGCTAGTATCTTTGTGAAACCAGCTCGAAGTATCAACTATATAACTTTAACATTTGTCGCTAGTCGATCAGGAGTAGATTTCAATGAAGTTTACGGTGCACCTGGTTTAGCAGCTAGTGAATCAGCATAAATACTATAGGAGGAATTTAAAATGGCAACAATAAACGAATTTAAAGCAAATCTTATAGGTGCTGGTCCAAGAGCTAACAGATTTAAGGTTTTTATACCAAGACTTCCT